AATCTTGCCATATTCTTCATAAGCAAGGTAGATACTTTATCGTTCACTTTAAGGAACTATTTGCTCTTGACGGCAAGCACGCAAACTTGACTGTGAATGATGTTCAAAGACGTAATCGTATTGTTCGTCTTCTAGCTGATTGGGGACTTATTACTGTTGTTAAAGAGGACAGCGTAACCGATATTGCACCATTGAATCAAATCAAAGTTCTTGCTTATAAGGATAAAGGTGATTGGATTTTGGAGCAGAAATATAATATCGGTAAGAAAGGAAAGGCGGCAGAAACCGAATAAAAAAGTGCGGGAAACAACATCCCGATTTTTTTATGTTCTTGTATAATTAGTATTGGATGCCGTAAGGATCCATAAAACACAAACTCGCTTTTAAAGGAGCTACCATAATGACTAACCTTATGCGTTATACTGCATCGGATTTTCCTGCCTTAATGGACAGGATTACTCGCAACAGTATTGGAATGGATGAGTATTTTGATCGTCTATTCAATCTTCACGAAACGACTTCTAACTATCCCCCATACAATCTTGTTCAGGTCAGTAATGTAGAGTCAAGATTGGAAATTGCACTTGCCGGATTTAAAAAGGAGGAAGTTCATGTATACACAGAGTATGGAAAACTTTTTATCGAAGGACAAAAAGAGGATAAAGAGTCTGATACCACATACGTCCATAAGGGACTGGCTCAACGATCTTTCAAAAGGGCGTGGACTCTCTCCGACGATACAGAAGTACGAGAAGTTACCTTTGATAACGGACTACTAACAATTAGACTTGGTAAGATTGTTCCAGAACATCACTCTCGCAAAGATTATCTCTAAATAGTATTGAATATCGTCGTCGCAAGAGGAGCACCTGGCAAAATCCAGGTTGACTCCTCCTTTTTTTCGTGTTAAAATATGAGAAGATAAAAAGTAAAACATGACAATTAAACTTGTACTTTTAAAATCGGGAGAAGACATAATTTCTGATATTGCAGAAATGTGTATTGGTGAAGAAAATGATAAAAAAGTGGTTGGGTATTTTTTAAATAAACCTTGCATTGTTAAAATTAGAGACTCTCAAGTTTTAACGGAAGAAACTGAAACAAATCAAAAATCTGCATTTCAAGTTTCATTATTTCCTTGGATGCCACTTTCTGCCGAAAATAATATTCCGGTTCCATCTGATTGGGTTGTCACAATTGTTGAACCTAAAGAAAAATTAAAACAAATGTATATCGAGGACGTGTTGAATTATGGAACAGAAAACGATCAAAATTCTGTCACTACTGAACAATCTGGTTCTGGTAACTCAGATTGAAGAAGTTGGTGCTGATATCGGAGAACCAGATTGCAAACTTATTAATCCATTTGTGGTTAAAGGTAATCAAACATTAGAACCATTTCTTTGTGGTTATACAAAACAAAATACATTTATGATGAGTTCGGACAAGATTCTTACTCTTGCAGATCCAACACCAACCCTTCTTGAAAAATATGAGGACTTGATTAAAGAATGACACAAAGCTTTTATACTAATGTTCAATTGATTGGAAACCAGTTTTTGGTTCGAGGAGTAGAAAATGGTAAAAGATTTGAAACAAGAGATGAGTTTTTTCCTACTCTCTTTGTAAAAACTAAAAAGGATTCTAAGTATAGAACATTAAGTGGTGAAGCAGTAGAACCAATTAATCCTGGAACTGTGAGGGATTGTCGTGAGTTTTATAAAAAGTACGATGAAGTTGATGGATTTCAAATATATGGAAATGATCGATATGTCTATCAATACATTTCAGAAAAATATCCAGAGGATGAAATCAAGTTTGATATCAGTAAAATCAAACTTGTAACTCTTGATATTGAGGTTGCATCTGAACAAGGGTTTCCTGATGTTGAATCTTGCTCGGAAGAAATTCTTGCAATTACGATTCAAGATTATTCAACAAAAAAAATTATTACTTGGGGATCGAAACCATTTAAAAATACTCGTGATGATGTTACTTATCATCATTGTCCAAATGAGTATGAACTTTTAAATAACTTTATTCATTATTGGATGGTAGATGTTCCAGACGTAATTACTGGGTGGAATATTCAGTTTTATGACATACCTTATATTTGCAAGAGACTGAATCGTGTTCTTGGTGAAAAACTGATGAAACGAATGTCTAACTGGGGACTTGTAACCGAAGGTGAAGTTTTCATTAATGGAAGAAAGCATACTACCTTTGATGTTGGTGGATTGACTCAACTTGACTACTTAGATCTTTACAAGAAGTTCACTTATAAGGCACAAGAATCCTATCGTCTTGATTATATTGCCGAAGTTGAACTGGGCCAGAAAAAACTTGATCACTCCGAGTTTGATACCTTTAAAGATTTTTATACTCAAGGTTGGCAAAAGTTTATTGAATATAACATCGTTGACGTAGAACTTGTTGACCGACTGGAAGACAAGATGAAATTGATTGAACTTGCGTTGACGATGGCATACGACGCAAAAGTCAATTATGCAGATGTGTTTTATCAAGTTCGTATGTGGGACAACATCATTTACAACTATCTCAAAAAAAGAGATATTGTAATCCCACCAAAGAATAAATCTCAAAAGAATGAGAAGTATGCTGGTGCTTACGTAAAGGAACCCAAACCAGGTAAGTATGATTGGGTTGTTAACTTTGACTTAAACTCACTGTATCCTCATTTGATTATGGAGTTTAATATTAGTCCAGAAACACTTGTTGATGAAAAGCATCCCACAATCACTGTGGATAAAATACTCAATCAGGAACTTACTTTTGAAATGTATAGTGATTATGCTGTCTGTGCGAATGGTGCAATGTTCCGCAAAGATGTTCGTGGATTTCTTCCCGAACTGATGGAAAAGATGTATCAAGATCGTGTCATCTTTAAAAATAAGATGATTGAAGCAAAGAAACAGTATGAAAAGAATAAGACAAAAGAACTTGAAAAGGAAATTGCACGATGTAATAATATTCAAATGGCAAAAAAGATTTCCTTGAACTCTGCTTATGGTGCGATTGGTAATCAGTATTTCCGATATTATAAACTTGAAAATGCTGAAGCAATCACTTTAAGTGGACAAGTTGCAATTCGTTGGATTGAAAGTAAGATGAATTCTTACCTGAATAAACTTCTTAAAACAGATGATATTGATTATGTTATTGCTTCAGATACTGATTCCATTTATCTTAATATGGGCCCTCTGGTCGAAACTGTATACAAGGGAAGAGAGAAAACTACTCAGAGCATTGTCTCGTTCCTTGATAAGATCTGTAAGGTGGAACTTGAGAAGTATATTGAAGGTTGCTACCAAGAATTGGCTTCGTATGTAAATGCTTATGACCAGAAGATGCAGATGAAACGAGAGAATATTGCTGATCGTGGAATCTGGACTGCTAAAAAACGATACATTTTGAATGTCTGGGATAGTGAAGGTGTTCGTTATGAAGAACCTAAACTGAAAATGATGGGTATTGAGGCAGTCAAGTCTTCTACACCTGCACCTTGTCGTAAGATGATTAAGGATGCTCTTAAGTTGATGATGAGTGGAACTGAGAATGAAGTAATTGACTTCATTGAAAACTCACGAAAGCAGTTTAAACAACTTCCACCCGAACAGATTGCATTTCCGAGAACAGCATCTGATGTTCAAAAATATCAATCATCTTCGTCAATTTATGCAAAGGGAACACCAGTTCATATTCGTGGAGCACTTTTATTCAATCATTACATAAAAGATAAAAAACTTACCAATAAGTATTCACTTATCAATAATGGTGAAAAGGTAAAGTTCATTTATTTAAAAAAACCAAATAGCATACACGAGAATATTATTTCATTCATTCAGGAGTTTCCAAAAGAACTTAACCTTGACAAATACATTGATTATGACTTACAATTTGAGAAAAGTTTTGTAGAACCACTCAGAGCAATTCTTGATGCGATTGGGTGGAGTGTAAAAAAAACTGTAAACCTTGACTCCTTTTTTTCTTGATGGATTTACCTATTAACGATGAAGAACTGAATACTATCGTAAGTGCTATGCATCTTGGTGGAGATGTAGCACTTTACCAAAAACTCAAATTAGTGAAAGAACTTAGAGAACAGGGTTTGCCTTATAAAAAAATACTTCGTGAAGAATACGGGATGGTGGTGTGATGGATTTTCTTAAAGATATTGTAAAAGAAATCGGTGATGACTTTACAAAGTTAGCATCTGATATTGACGAAACTGAGACTTATGTTGATACGGGTTCATACGTTTTTAATGCACTGGTTTCAGGTAGCATTTTTGGTGGTGTATCTGGGAATAAGATTACTGCTATTGCTGGAGAGTCTTCTACTGGAAAGACTTTCTTCAGCCTCGCCGTGGTTAAGAATTTTCTTGATTCCAATCCCGATGGGTATTGTCTCTACTTTGATACTGAGGCTGCTATCACTAAATCTCTTTTAGAGGGTCGTGGCGTTGATACGACTCGAACTGTCGTTGTGAATGTTGTTACTATTGAAGACTTTCGTGGAAAGGCACTTAAAGCAGTTGATATGTATCTCAAAAAACCTATAGAAGAACGCAAACCTTGTATGTTTGTTTTGGATTCTTTAGGTATGCTTTCTACAGAAAAAGAAATTACTGATGCACTGAACGATAAACAAGTTCGTGATATGACTAAATCGCAACTTGTAAAAGGTGCATTCCGAATGCTCACACTCAAATTAGGTCAAGCAAATGTCCCGCTCATTGTCACAAATCATACATACGATGTCATCGGAGCTTACGTACCAACTAAAGAAATGGGAGGAGGTTCTGGACTCAAATACGCAGCAAGTACGATCATTTATCTCAGCAAAAAGAAAGAAAAGGATGGAACGGAAGTGGTCGGAAATATTATCAAGGCTAAGACTGCTAAATCGCGTTTGAGTAAGGAGAATAAAGATGTTGAGATCCGTTTGTATTATGATGAGCGCGGTCTTGATCGTTACTATGGTCTTTTGGAGCTTGGTGAACTTGGTGGACTGTGGAAAAATGTAGCAGGACGTTATGAGATAGATGGTAAGAAAATTTATGCTAAGCAAATCCTCGCAAATCCAGAAGAGTACTTCACTGAAAAAGTAATGCAAAAGTTGGACAAAATTGCACAAAAAGAATTTAGTTATGGTTGAATTATCTGATTTAATCAAAGTATATAATAATTCTTTAGAAC